GAATTATCCTATCTAATCTATGTTATAATGAAGACTTCCTCAGAAAAGTTATTCCTTTTCTAAAGCCTGAGTATTTTTCGAATGGTTCAGAGCGAGTTATATTTAATAAAATATCAGAGTATACTGTTAATTATAATGCGCCTCCGTCGAAGCAAGCTATTATCATCTCTGTTACAGATGACAAATCGGTTTCAGAAACTCAATACAATGAGATTCAAGAAATTGTAAATGATATTGAGAACGAAGACAGTAACTCAGAATGGCTATTAACTGAAACCGAAAAGTTTTGTAAAGACAAAGCTCTATATAATGCAATCATGGAAGGTATTCAGATAATAGATGGTCGTAATAAGGATATGGGTAAAGACGCTTTGCCTAGTATATTGTCTGATGCGCTTGCGGTAGGATTTGATAACAATGTAGGACATGACTATATTGATAACGCACCTGAGCGATATGATTTCTATCATAGATTAGAAGAAAAACTACCTTTTGACCTAGAAATGTTTAATAAGATTACTGATGGCGGACTTGCAAACAAAACACTGAATGTGGCGTTAGCAGGTACAGGTGTTGGTAAATCATTGTTCATGTGTCACATGTCTGCGGGTCATATAGCTCAAGGCAGAAATGTTTTATATATTACTATGGAGATGGCAGAAGAAAGAATCGCAGAGCGTATTGATGCAAATCTAATGAATGTTCCTATTCAGCAATTGAAAGATTTATCAAGAGAAATGTTTGATGATAGGATTGATAAGATAAACAATAAGATTCAAGGTAGGCTTATTATCAAAGAATATCCTACTGCATCTGCACATGCAGGACATTTTAAGGCACTACTGAATGAGTTGAAGTTGAAAAGAAATTTCATGCCTGATATAATCTTCATAGATTATTTGAACATTTGTGCGAGTAGTAGATTCAAAGCAGGGTCAGCAGCAAACTCATATACAATCATTAAGAGTATTGCAGAAGAGCTTAGAGGTCTTGCAGGCGAGTTTAATGTTCCTGTTGTTACTGCTACACAAACAACTCGTAGTGGCTATGGTAACAGTGATGTAGAATTGACAGACACATCAGAATCTTTCGGTCTTCCTGCTACAGCAGACATCATGGTTGCTCTTATAAGTACTGAAGAGCTAGAGAAACAAGGTGTGATAATGGTGAAGCAATTGAAGAATCGTTATGCTGATCCTACTTCAAACAAAAGATTTATGATAGGTGTTGACAGGTCAAGAATGAAATTATTTGACTTAGAAGATTCTCAGGCTGGATTAACTGATTCAGGTGCGTCTCAGCAAGATTCAACACCTGTATTCGATAGAGGAACTTCTTCGGATAAATTTGAAGGTATTAAGTTTTAAGATTTATAAATAGTAGAACCCCAAGAGGACACTACTATGTCAGAACAAAAACTTACGCTTGATTCATCTGAAGAGTTAAAGCAGGCCGATTTAAACAGTGACGGCCACCTTTCTACACAAGAAATGGAGTTGATGTTGGACGCTAAAAAAAAGCGATTAGAAGATGAAGATGCCATGCGAGACGCACAGCGTAAAATGGCATGGTTTGCTCTCGGCGGCATGCTATTATATCCTTTCGCTGTCGTTATTGCTGAAATGGCTGGATTGCAAAATGCCTCCAGTACATTAGGCGATATGGCACCTACTTACTTCGTTTCAGTTGCTGCTATAGTAGCTGCATTTTACGGCAAATCTGCTCTAGAAAGCAAGAAGTAGCACTCCAAGTAACACGTTATAGTCTAGAAATAACGTTCAGCACAGGCGCTCACAGAGCGTCTGATGCGATCTATAAGTCATTGATTCCATTATATTTTTAACGCTTGACAATAGCCCTTTATATTGCTATACTGTATAGACAATATAGGTTTATAGGTTATTGATTTGAGTGTGGAAAAAAAGTGAAAATAAAGCTTGACATTTCGGTAGTTAGTCTGTATAATGTACTTATAAACTGAAAAAACAAGCTGTGAGGGCTTATATTATGATGAACACTACCGAGCGAGACGAGTTAGCCAGCTACATTTCAGATTCGTACAAGAGTCTTTACGGCCATCGTCCCAGATTTTACCAGTGGGAAAGCGCAAGTCTTGTTTTTTTACGGTCTGAGGCAAAAGACCTTAGCGCCCAGATCGAGTACGAGATCCATCGTGACCGTCTTGAGATGGAAGCGGCTCTCGGCGCAATGTTGCAGTATGCTCCAGACTTAGAAACAGCCCAACGATGGGCACAGGAGGTGGCGTAATGAATTACTCTAAGTATCCTTGTCAGGTTGAGATGGTTAAATATCATCTAGATGGCATGAAAGCAGGTATGCACACCAAAGAGAACATGGGCTTTATGTCTTGGAACGATGCTTGCACATGGGCAGGGTCAGTTACCGAAAGCAAAAAAGTTGGGTATGTTGTTTTGGAGATGCGTAATCTCGAAACAAATGAGTTAGAAAAGTTTTAATTAATGCTTGACATTGTACCCCTGATTCTGTATAATGTTTAGTATAGTAAAGAATTTGAGAGTGATCTCAGATAGCGACCGTAAAGTCGTTTAATTTTAAATGAAAGTAACTTAAAGGTGATTTAATTATGGCTACAACTACAACTACAACCACGGCAGCAACTAAGACACAAAACGCTAAGATTCTTAATTTTCTTCGTTCTGGTCAGTCTTTGACAGCCGCACAAGCAGTTTCTATGTTTGGTGTTAAAACTGTCAGCGCTCGTGTTGCAGAACTCCGTGCAGCAGGACAGCCTATTTACACTAATGTAAGCAAGGCTGGCAAAACTTCATATCGTCTAGGTGTCCCTAGCAGCGCTATGATTGCAGCAGCATATGCCGCTGTTGGTTCTTCAGTCTTCGGCTAAGAACTATTTGGTAAATCCAAATCGTCCTGGGATATGACATAAAACTGTCCTACCACTTTTTTTGTATTCGGTCGGAGATACTAATGGCGAACCATGTAGATAATGTATTAAGTATTACCACCGAAATACCAGAAGCAGCAAAATTATTCAATGAAGTATTCTCTAGCATACAAAATCTTGATGAATCCGGGCTTCAATACTCAAACTTCCTCCCGCAATGGGATGGAGATTGGCCTTCAAGAGATTACATGGAAGAAATCATCGGTGCTAAATGGGCGAATATTGAATCTGTTGCTGCTCGGCGTGTTGTGATAACTTCTGCTTGGTCCTCTATATATGCATATGTTAAGAACATGGGTCATTATCTTTCGGAAATAGATCCTAATGTTATTATCTCATGTAGGTATGAAGATGAATTTTATAATTTTGCAGGCGCAATGGTTTATTTTGATGGCGGTCTTGATTGGCAAGAAGAAAGTCTAGATTGGTTTATTGCAGACCGTTGTGAAGATTTAGGAATGATTAAAACCGACTGGGATTCATCTGAAGACTATGGGTGGTACAAATCAGTTGATAACAAACTGATTGAATGGGAAACTGACTTAATTGAAAAATCAAGGATTAATATATAATGGATACTAACACTGCAAAAAGAAAGATCGCTAACTGTATAGCTGCTAGTAAACGTTCTCTCAACCCAAGTTTTCAATCTTATTGGAAAGATACTGCTAATAAATTGGGTGTTAAATACAATGTAGATGTGAAGGAAATTGAAAAGTCTCCGGAATTTTATCAGTCAGCCAACTCTGCTAGTATGCACTAACAGGTAGCGTATTATAAACTACTTGATAGAATGTAAATATATCCCGGGGATTCTATATGATAGTCCTGGGATTTTTTATTTGTAATAAAGAAAAACATTTCTCCTATAATTAATTGTTATAAATACTAATATGATTAAATTTAGCAAGTTTATAACCGAATCAGCGTCAAATGACGATAAGTTGACACACCTTGAACATGTGGAAGATCATGTTGTTCACGGTGGTTCAGACGGATTTGCCCACGCTTTTCATACGCTCAACGGTGTACATGAACAATTGCGAGGCGCTAAAAATAATACTAAGATTACTATGAAGTATGATGGTAGTCCTTCTGTTGTATTCGGTACACACCCAGAAACTGGCAAATTCTTTGTCGGTTCTAAGTCAGTGTTCAACAAAACGCCTAAGCTAAATTACACACCAGAAGACATTCAACAGAATCACGGACACGCACCTGGTCTAGTATCAAAACTGCAAGCAGCATTGACACATCTTCCGAAAATACATGACGGCAAAGGTATCTATCAAGCTGACATTATGCATGCCGGAGATGTTAAGCACGAAGGTCACCGAGTGTCATACAAGACAAACACACTTACATACCATCATCCTGCTGATTCAGAACATGCACAGAAAGCAGTAAATTCTCACATAGGTGTAGCGGTGCATACAGCGTATGAGGGTAATAAGTTTGAAGACATGAAAGTTAAACAAGGACATGTACCAGAGCTTAAAGAACACGCCGATGTACATCAATTGCCGATTCACCATGATGTTTCAAAGGCAGTATACACCCCTTCTCATCAAGCAGAATATAAGAAGCATTTGGATGCAGCAGTATCAGAGTTTAAGAAAGCACCTAAGGAGTCTCACGCAGCGGTGGCTAAACATATTATACCTATAAAAACTTATATGAATGCTACCGTGAGAGATGGTACAACTCCTACACATGATGGATTTTCAAAGCATTACTCTACTGCAATGAAAAAGAAAGTTGCCGGTGTTAAGACTGAGGCTGCTAAGAACAGGCATACTAAGACGCATGACGATACCATGCAACATGTTAAACAGAATAAAGCACACATTGAAAGCGCCATTGCAATGCAGCAACACTTACAAAAAGCTAAGACTGTGTTGACAGATGCGCTTAACTCACATAATACAATAGGACACGAAATAGCAGGAGCTCCTGCAAATCCTGAAGGGTATGTTGTCCATCATAATAATAAACCATCTAAGTTTGTGCATAGACACGAGTTTAGTGCTGCAAACTTTGCAAGGGCTGGTGATTAATGGCTGACAAGCATATGGTATTCTCATTCGGCAGGATGTCTCCTCCGACGGCAGGACACAGTAAAGTTGTGGATCATGTTACTAATACTGCTACTAAACTAGGTGCGGATCATCGGGTTATTGTAAGTCATTCACAAGACAA